AAAACTGGTATTGTACCTTTAGATTTTTGCAATAGTATTATTGCAGAGGGTGAGTCATCTAATATGACAAAATCAAAAATACAGGATGGTAAGAAAAATAACAGAAGCTCAAACGTGGGTTGGTTAGATAATAAAAAATTACAAACATCTTTAAGTAATCTTGTTCAATTGGCTAATGATGAAAGTAATTGGAACTTTTCTTTAAAAGAATTCGAACCTCTACAGTATTCAGAATATAATAAAGGTGACCATTATGATTGGCATATTGATAGTCATAGAAAACCATATGATAATGGTATGATTAGAAAGTTAAGTTTTACTTTATGTTTAAATGATGATTATGAGGGCGGTGATTTTAGAATAAGTCAACCACATCCTAATTCAGACAAGGTGGTTGTCGAATCTTTTAAACCTAAAACAGGAACTATGATTGTATTTCCTAGTCACATATGGCATAAAGTAGGTGAAGTTACAAAAGGTACTAGAAAATCTTTAGTAGGTTGGGTTGTAGGAAAACAATGGCAGTAGTTAAGTATATTGTATTAGAAAAAAAAGATGAAGTTAATCTGTCTATTGAAGCAGAGGCTGGTATTCGTAGAGATTTATCAGAATACTTTACATTTGAAGTGCCTGGTTTTAAGTTTATGCCTCAATACAGAAATAGAGTATGGGACGGAAAGATTAGATTATATTCATATCAGACAGGTTTAATATACGCCGGTTTATATCCTTATATTGTAAAGTGGTGTAAAGATAATCAAATAGAAGTTGTTGATGGTACAAAAATCAAAGATGTTACAGTAGATGAACAGGCTGTTGATGGTTTTATTAAAGCTTTAAAAATACCATTTGAAGTAAGAGATTATCAGAGAAGTGCATTTATTCACGCAATTAAAAAGAGTAGATGTTTGTTGTTATCGCCCACAGCAAGTGGTAAATCACTTATTGTTTATATGATAACTAGATTTAATTTAATTAGATTAAAGAATAAAAAACAAAATAAAGTATTAATTATTGTACCAACCACATCATTGGTAGAACAGTTAACAAAAGATTTTAAAGATTATGGTTGGAATAGTGAAGCTAATGTACACAAAATATATCAAGGACACGATAAAGATACAACTAAAAGAGTTGTTATATCTACATGGCAATCAATCTATAATCTCCCAAAGGTATGGTTTAAACAGTTTGGTACTATTGTAGGAGATGAGGCACACTTATTTAAAGCCGTATCACTTACAAAAATTATGTCAAAACTAACAGATTGTAAGTATAGATATGGTTTAACAGGTACATTAGATGGTACAAAAACACATAAACTTGTTTTAGAGGGTTTGTTTGGTACAGTAAATAAAGTTATATCTACTGCCGAGTTACAAGATAAAAAACAATTGGCGGCCTTGAAAATTTACGGTTTGATATTAAATTATGATAGTGGTAGTAGACAAATGTTAAGTGGTCTTAACTACCAAGAAGAAATGGATTTTTTAGTTAAGCATGAAAAAAGAAACAAGTTTATAGTAAATCTATCTGCTAAGTTACAAGGTAACACACTATGTTTGTTTCAATATGTAGAAAAACATGGTAAAGGATTATACGAAGATATAACAAAAAAGGCAGAGGATAAAAAAGTATTTTATGTACACGGAGGTGTAGAAGCAGATGAAAGAGAAAGTATTAGAGAGATTACGGAAAAGAGTGACAACGCTATTATCGTGGCAAGCTACGGAACCTTTAGTACCGGTATCAATATTCGTAATCTACACAACATTGTGTTTTGTTCTCCTAGTAAGTCAAGGATAAGAAATTTACAAAGTATTGGTAGAGGTTTAAGATTAAAAGATGATAACTCAACGGCAACCTTATATGATATTGCTGATGATTTAACATACAAGGAGAAAGAAAACTATACACTATCTCACTTTAGAGAAAGGATAAATATATACAATGAAGAAGAATTTGATTATGAAATCCATAATGTGGAGTTAAACAAATGACCAACATTAAAATAGTAAAATTAGTTAATGGTGATGATATTGTTTGTGCCTTTCCAACGGAACAATTACCTGAGGAACACGCATTATTAAGAATATCAAAGCCGTTTCAAATTAAATACATTCCTCAGTTAACACCTCAGGGATTTAAAGATTATGTGGCATTAGTAAAGTGGACAGCTTATACTAGTGACCAGGTTATAACCATTCCAAAAGAAAAGATTATGACAATCACCAATGCAACAGGTGAAATGCAATCGTCATATGTTAATATTATTAGAGAGTATAATGTCGTAGATAAAGTACCAGATAGATTAAAGGTGCCGAATTATGAACAAGAAAGAGTGAGTGATGAAGATGATAAAGAGATTAATAGAATCTTTGATGATTTCGAAGACGACCCAACCGTCCATTAATAAAAATAAAAACAGAGTATCTGTAAGTAATGGCTTAGGAGTTTATCTCTTTGAACCGGAACACCGCTTATTATATACTAAATTTTTACCATGTCAAGCGTGGTTCGGCCATTTATTAAAAAATAATTATGTCAACCTAGGCTTGACTATTTGAGGAGATAATGTATAATGACCAGTATGACTAAAAAAACAAAAACACAAAAAGAACATTATGTAAATAACAAGGAGTTTTTGGCTGCCATGGTTGAATTCAAAAAGGCAAGACAACATGCCGAAAAGAAGAAACTAGATAAGCCTCCTGTTACAGATTACATAGGTAGTTGTTTCTTAAAGATAGCGAATCACTTATCGTATAGACCTAATTTTATTAACTATACATTCAGAGATGATATGATTAGTGATGGTATAGAGAATTGTTTACAGTATTTGGATAATTTTAATCCAGAAAAATCTAACAATCCTTTTGCTTACTTTACACAAATCATTTATTACGCATTTATTAGAAGAATACAAAAAGAAAAAAAACAAGTAACCATTAAACAAAAACTAATAATGGAACATAATTATGATGATATGAGTTTGCAACCAGGAGAAGATAGAGATTTTAAAAATCAATTTACTGAATTCTTACAAAAGAATACAATAATTGACGAACCAGCTAAAAAAGACAAAAAGAAAAAAGAAACAAAAAAGAAATCACAATCAACCTTGGAATATTTTATTAATGAAGATAGCGCTACTGAATGACACACATTTCGGATGCCGTAATGACTCACCTGCCTTTATAGAATACCAAAACAAGTTTTATAATGATATATTCTTTCCTTATTTGAAAGAACATAACATTGGAACATTGGTACATTTAGGTGATGTTGTTGACAGACGGAAATTTATAAATCACAATACTGCCCATAACTTTAAGAAAGTTTTTTGGGACAAGTTAGATGAGATGGTCATAGATACCCATATAATTATAGGTAACCATGACACTTATTATAAGAATACAAACGAGGTCAATGCTTTACAGAATCTTAATATTAGCCAAGACGCTAAAATATATACCCGAGCAACTACTGTTAACCTTGGGGGTATTGATATACTGTTTCTTCCTTGGATTTGTGATGACAACCTGGATGATAGTGTACATGCTATTGACAATACCACTTCGACTATTTGCATGGGTCACCTTGAAATTAAAGGCTTTGAAATGCACAAAGGGCACTTCAATGACCACGGCCAAGAAAAATCACAATTTACAAAATTCGAAAAAGTCTTAAGCGGACACTTTCATAAAAAATCAGATGATGGTCGTATCTATTACCTAGGTACACAATACGAAATTACATGGTCTGATTATCAATGTCCTAAAGGATTTCATATATTTGATACAGAAACAAGAGAATTGGAACGAGTTGAAAATCCTTATCGTATGTATAAAAAGATATACTATAATGATAAAGAACAAGACTATTCACAATACGACTTAACTGAATTTGATAATACCTATGTTAAACTGTTTATAACAAATAAGACAGATGAAGACATGTATAATAATTTGGTTGAAAGAATTTATAATACAATCAATGTACACGAATTACAAATAATAGAAGACCCTATTGATGTGGCCTCTACAGTAAGAAGTGATATATTAGACCAAGGCGAAGACACACAAACATTTTTAAACAACTATATCGACCAGGCTGATACTGGCGAACTAGACAAACAAAAATTAAAAGTGTTTGCTAGAGAATTATACGGTGAGGCTAGTGAGTGATAACATTTAAAAAGATAAGATATAAAAACTTTTTATCAACAGGCAATATACCCATTGAGGTAGAATTAGATAAGACAGCTACAACATTAATTGTTGGCAGTAATGGTAGTGGCAAATCTACTTTACTAGACGCATTATGTTATGCCTTGTTTAATAAACCATTTAGAATTATTAAGAAAGACCAGATGGTTAACACCATCAATAATGGCGATACACTTGTTGAGGTAGAATTTGAAGTTGGTACGAATCAATATATGATAAGACGAGGTATTAAACCAAATCTATTTGAGATATATCAGAATGACAAACTTATAAACCAAGACGCAAGTAATATAGACTATCAAAAATACTTAGAACAAAATATAATGAAACTGAATTACAGGTCATTTATTCAGGTGGTTATATTGGGTTCCTCATCTTACGAGCCGTTTATGAAGATGAAACCAAGATACAGACGAGAAGTTGTTGAAGAAATCTTAGACATAAGAGTTTTTGGCTTAATGGACTTACTTTTGCGTTCCCAACAGAGTGATTTACAAAAAAAGTTGACGGAGGTGCGCCACCAAGCGGAGTTAATAAAGACCAAATACGAAACTGAAGCAAAACATCTAAAGTCTTTGGAAACGCAAGGAAGTGACTACCAGACACATAAGCAGAATTTACTAGATAAAAACACACAAGATTCAGCCAATTACGAAGCAAAGATACAACAATTGAATGAATCAATAGCTGTATCAAAAGAAAAGGTAAAAGATAAACTAAAAGTTGATATGAAATATAATCAACTTCAAAAAATAGAAGCAAAGATAGAAACAAATCTATCATCACACAAAAAGACATTAGAATTTTTTGAACAAAATGATAACTGTCCTGTATGTACACAATCTATAGACAAATCTTTTAAGGAGCAAAAATGCGACCAAGAACACCAAACCATTACGAAACTATCAGGCGGCTTGCAAGAGCTCGTAGAAGAACTTTCCAAACAAGAGGAGAAAGTGACGCAGTTTGGCCGGATAACAAACAAGATACAAGAGATGAATGTGGACATAGCCAAGATACAAACAAGTTTAGAGAACATAAAGAAAAGTAGTGACCAGATACATAGAGATATATCTATGGCACAAAATGATGATATTGATAGTATTAAACAAGAACTAGTTGATATGTCTGAACAACTAAAGAATGCTGAAGAAGATTTAAATAAGGTATCTGAACAAAAGAAATATGTAGATATATTAAGAGAAATACTAAATGATAAAGGTGCTAAGGCACAGATTATTAAGAAGTATCTTCCTATAATGAATCA